AGATGGCTAAAGGATTTTTGCCAATTTTGTTGATACCGTTATTAATTATTGGAGCTTATTGGGTGAGATAATTATTAAGCCATTTGATTTGCTTTGGCGCTATGTAAAAGCCGTTTTCAATAGCGTACTTGATTCAGTTAAAGGTGTAGGAGAAGCAATTGGAAAAGCTTTAGTAGGCGATTTTGAAGGGGCAGCTGTGGCTATGTTAAAAGTGGGAGCGGATGTTGGCGGTAACTTTTCAGAAGAATTTGAAGATAGCTTCGATAGCATTTCAACCGCTTTTAATGAGCTTAAAGATGGCATTATTGATAATGCCGATGTAGTAGAAGGCTTTGATAGAATGACTAGCGCCGCTGCATTATTTGGTGATATAATGCGAACAAATGCAGAAAAAACTAAAGAAGATACGGAAGCCACAAAAGCTAATGTAAAAAGCAAAAGAAGATGCAGCCCTACAAGCTTTATTAGCGGCTGAACGTGAATCAGAGTGGAATGAGCAAGAAAAAAACAACGTAAATGAATTAGATTCTTTTTTGAATGCTATGTTCGATAATGAACAAGAACGATTCGATAAAGATTTAGCGAGTAAAGCAGCGCAAAAGCAAGAAGATGCCAGCAAAAGAATTATTGATGCAAATCTTGCAGAAGCGGAAGCGTTGGCAGCTAAAAGCAATATAGTAGAAAGCATGACGGCAGATATTATCACGTCAAATGCGGAGCAAGCTGAATCATTTGCAGAGGCAGGCGCTGCTATTATAAATGATATAAGATTACAAATACGTGGCGTAATAGCGCAAGCAATTGCAAACCAAGCCGCAAAAAGTATTATCCATGATTCCGCCTCCGTTCTCTATCCCGATTGCTGCTGCCGCTGGTGCAGCTGCATCTGTTTTATTAATAAGCTTATTCCAAGTTTTGAAACGGGCGGTATGATTGGTGGCCAAAGACATTCAGCAGGTGGAACGCTAATCGAGGCAGAACAGGGCGAATTTGTACTTAATAGAAACAGCACATCAAGCGCACCAAATCTAATTGAAGCGATTAATTCAAGCGCTACAATGGCAAGCCAAATGGAGCAGGCTTTCAGCGGTTCAACTAGAGTGCCAGACAATTCGAGCTTAGGCAATATGGGCATGTCAAATATGGTTCAAAACATAAAAGTAACATTAAGCCTTTTTGATTTAGATCAGGGTCAACGCCAGTTTAATCAAGTCCAAATACAAGGAGGCGTACTATAATGGGAACCGCTACGGGACTTTTTAAAAATTCTACAAAAAACTACTCTATTACATTAGTTGGCGATGATATAACGACGGGCACGTTCGATATTGTCGGCGATGTTGTTAAGCAAACGGGAAACCAAACACGATCCGTTGCAGATATTTTCATACCCATTCGATCAAGTCAATTACGCTTTACTGCTCGTAATTCCGAAACGTTATTTGATGAGTTAGGCCTTATTAAATTAGGTGATGTGACTATTACGCTAAATAATTTAACGGATAGCGTTGTTGAATTTACGGGCTATGTGCAGCCACAAAATATAGAAAAAATCAAAAATGGGCAGCTGGCGATTTTGTTTTAACTTGTTTTGATGGCTTGATATTATTGCAGCAAAATACGTACACACTAAATAGTACTTATACTTTAGCTGGATTCTTAGAAGCTATTTTAGAGCCTCTTACTGTCGTTAATAAAGCATTGTATGTTGCTTCATGGCAAGAAGAAAACATGTCTAGCACTTCGCCAGCATTGATTCGATTCGATGCAAGCGTTTTAAATGCAGCGAATAATTATGAAGCTTTAGAAATAATTTTGAAACGCTTTGGCTTAATTATTACGCAATCTCATAGCCGAGACGTAATAGAATGGAAAATAATTCAACGCAATCAAATAGGGGGTGATACTAGCGGTTGGCTAATAGATTTTAGTGATTCAAGCGTAGCAAGTCAAACGCAAACGGATGCGACTACACTAGCTGATGCTGATTTACTGAGCGAACATATAAAGGGCAAGACTGACAGTATCGAAGATATTGAAACCATTTTTAAATGGAATGTAGCAGATCCGTTTATATTAAATTCTAGTTTCAATCAGTTTAATAGAAGCGGTTTATCTTCGTGGGAAGTCAAGCAGGGCACAGTTACTCAATCTTTCCCGGATGGAAACATTAGCAGTACAGACAATGCTGTAATTTCGCAGCGGTTGAATTATATAAAAGGCGCTGGGCAGCCGTTTAGATTAGATTCCAAATTCAACGGAACGGGTGTAAGCTTTACTATAAATAAAGGTACTTTTTTCTATGCAAAAGTTTCTTTTATTGCGCCACTAGGCGACAGCGCTACATTATATCTAAAAGATGATGGAACGGTTACAACTGTCGAAACTTCGCTAACGTATTTTACACCAGCAGTTCAGGAAGGCTTTAATAATTTACAGGAAATATCTGTTTCATTAAATGTAACAGATGGAAATCTAGCATTTAATCAAGATAGAATTGTAGTAGTTGATTTATTATTTTCTTGTCTGGATGATGAGACCGCACCGAGATATAGCAGCTTTGCATGGTACAGCATTAAAGCAGTAATTGAAGAAACAGATAGTTTTAATGAGTTATCTACGGAAATTAATTCAACTAATTTTGGGGGCAAATTAAATAACATTTTCCATCTATCTGACCAAACTGCGTACAATGCAAAAGGGGGAATTGAGGTAAACGATGGCAGCACGTGGAGGCTTTCGAGCGATTGGGGAACTAGTGAAGCGTTAGATACCGTTTTTACAAGAGATATAAACCGACAAAGCAAAAATACGCTTCAATATTTTAAAGTAAAACAATTCCAAGCGCCTTTGCTAAACGTGGATATAGTCAAGGTTTCACATATAGTTCAGTAGTTTTTATTCCCGTTTATGAGCTTATTAATTATACTAGCTCATCGATTGATTTACAAATTATTGAAAAGACTAATTTACTGCCTGAATCATTAACAACGAGATTTTTATCTAATAACGCTGATATAAATTCATCTAGGGTAGCTATACAAGATGTGTATTTAGTAATTAAAGAAGTTTTGGGCGTTGTTAGCGTAACGAATATACAAACAGACGTTTTAGTTGAATGGTCTGATATTGTAGTCATATTACAAGACGGCACACGTTTTACGGTTGCTGACGGCCAATTTGCCTACGAAATTGATTACAGATCAGATCAAGCCGTTGAACCAATTGTATTTTATTATGATAAAGCCCGCAATACGATTTTAAATAAAATGAGGAAGCTTGGTTTAATAGTCCAGAATTTCTTGAAGGTGTAAATGCGGTTGAGCTTTTTAGCGTTTGTGGGTAATACAGATGCTGACATTTCGGGCGATACTGCTGCACCTTTTGTAAGCGTTTTCCCGAAGCAGATAGCTCAGGGGTTATTTGCAGCAAAAGAAGCTCAGAAAGAAGCAACATTAAACGAAGTAATATGGAATTACCGAAGCGATTTTATATGCAAGATCGGGCAGGACTTAGACGGTGATTATACGAGTATAGCAGTAGATCCATTTTATCCCGTTCGAGTTACTATTCCAAGCGGATCTGACTTAAAAATCGTATCGGGCGATAAGACGTATCAAGTAACAACGACGGCTTTAGTCCAAACTGGAGATCTAAGCATACCGATTCAACAGGCGTTTATCGTAGCGTATAAAGATGCTGTTGTTAAATATGATGTGGCTTTTGATGGTTCACAAGTTTTAGTTCAACCGAGCCAAGTTTTAGTAATAGCTCAGAACGCAACGGGCGACGCAAGTGCAGCGCTGAGTTTAATTGCGGGGCAAGGAACAGCGCTAGCTAGTTTAAGTGCCGAAGTTTTGGGGGCAGACGGAACATCAAACACAGCAGGGATAAAATTCGATGTTACTCAAATAGCTACTAGAGCTGTATTGCAAGTTGATACGGCTGGAAACATTGCTTCTATATCTTTGCTGAGTGGAGTAACAGATTCTAGCGTAAAAATCAATGCAGATCAGATAGATGTTAACGGAGAAACTACATTTTTCGCAGGGATTACTAGGGCTATATCTGACGGAGAAATAACCGTTCCAGACGGAGTAAGTACATTTTTCAAGAAACGGCTCCAACTGGTAGTGATTACTTAGTTGGGGATTTATGGTTTGACACGAGTGACGACAATTCAGGAATGCCGCATAGGTGGAACGATACGATTTGGGCGCAAGCGTTCGTTACTATAAATGGTGGTTTAATAACAGCCGATTCTATAACGGCTAATTCAATACTAATTGGAGATTTATTCTCTAAAAATATAAGTATTACGGGCACATTAAAAGCGCAACAAGAAGATAACGCTTCTAATTTTGTACAGCTTTCAGTCGATGGCATTTTAGCTCAGCAAGGCGGAGTAACTAAATTTAGCATTCCTTTGGTTGGTGACCCTACTTTTTCTGGAACGATAACGGAAACGGTTTATAATCTACAAAGCAGTAGCATAAGAACAAGTCCAACTGTTCAAACTGACGGAGGGTTAATAGTAGATCAATTGGGATTAAGAGCATACGACAGCGACGGAGAAAAAACAGTTGATATTGCTGCAAATGGAGCAGCTAGTTTTGCAGGAAATATTGAAGCGCTAACGGGGAATTTAGGAAACTTAAATGTAACTGGAAACCTTGCGCTAAATGGTGGAAAAATAATTTTTGGTTCAACATTAGAAATATCTAGCACACAAATAAAATTTGGGGATACTAGTATATCTAATATTGGCTTAGTCAGCGGAGATACAAGAGTATTTAATGGCGGAATGCTTATAGGAACTACAACCCAATTTGGTTTTGGGATATGTGATTTAGGTACAGATATAGTAAACGCAGTAAGGCTTACCAATGCTAGCGGTGGTTTACTTATACAATCAACGAATACTATCAAGATAAACGGCACTACGTGCGTAGCAAGTTACACGGGAAACCCAACTTCAATAACAGTTAATAACGGTCTAATCACAGCAATTTCATAATGAACATACAAGAAACAATTGACAAAATTCAGCAAAGAATCGCAAACGATACCGAAGCGCTTAATGCGATTGGTTCGTTAGTAAATCATGCTAAAGAATTAGAAGAAAAAATTACTAAATTAACAGATAAAAAGAGGATTAATTATGCCAATCACAGCAGCAGGAAAAATATAGGCTTGGACGATATCGCAGGTAGTGCTTCGCACGTTGCGCTATTCAATGGCGACCCGAGCGGAGCAGGAACAGAAATAAGCGGGGGTAGTTATGCAAGGCAGTCTATCACTTGGAATGCCGCTTCAGCTGGTAATTTAGACAGCTCAAATCACACATTACGGTCCAAGTGGATCAACGGTAAACTTTGCAGCGTTATACACAGCGCTCACGGCGGTACTTGCTTGTCATTTAAAGCGATTACGTCCGAAACTTTTGCGACAGAAGGTTCTTTAGTAATCTCAGATTTTGACGTTGCTATAAACGATGTTTAATATTCTAACAGAAGATGGCGTTTTGAACATCGTTCAAGAGGACGGTGGGGCAATTCAACAAGAATTTTCGGAAAGGGCTGTTTCTGTTAGTAGTGAAAATGCAATAACGGTTAGTGCCGGAACAACAAGAAATACAAGAGCTGGAATTTCTTCAATCGGGATAATAGCTACGACTGCAATTAAGGCGTTCACTGTTAGTGCTAGTATATCTAGTGTGGGCGTATTATTTATTCAAGCAACTAAAGCTAGGTCTAAATCTGTTGTAGTTAATAGCGTTGGTGCTTTAAGCGCTACGTTTACTACTGCTCGATCTATACCGATTCTAATCGAGGGCAACGGGCAGGTTGTCATTAGTAGCGGTGGGATTAAGAATAAGGCGGTTAACATCTTATCGAGTGCGAGCGTTACAGTTACGACGCAAAGCACACGACCCGAGCCCGTTAATTCGTTTAGAGTAGTTCGAAACGGCTCGAACGCTGTGCTAACGTGGGACGACGGGATTCGCACTAGTAAAGTTGAAATATGGAGAGCGGTAGGCGTTCGTAGTGTTTTTAATAAAGTAGGCGAAAGCACAACGGAAACTTTTACAAATTCTATTGATTCAGCCGAAACGTACGCATATAAATTATTGCCGATTGGCATTACGGGGCGCATAGGGCAAAATAGCGCTATAATTTACACAGCAACGACTAAAATTTTATAAATCATGGCAGTACTAGACAAAAAATTAGCGCATTCACGACGGCTTCAAGCGTACCAACGCCAACGACTAATGTATTTATTCCGATTGTGGACGAAAACGAAGCGAATAACTCGAATAAAAATAAGAAGATTACGTTTGATACGTTAGTTGCAGCGATTCCAATTCCAGCGGGGGGAATGAGCTTGAACGAAAAGATAAATCAAAATATACTTTTTGAAAATGTGGCTAGATTAAACTTTCAAGATAGTTTAGAAGCCATTGCATACAAGGGCGGAACCTTTGATATTTTTACGGATGAAACAAAAATAGCGAGTAAAACACAAGTTAGCGTTAGTACTTTAGCTGTTGGAGCAGATAATGGTAGTGTGGTTTTGACTGTTGAAACGGCTGGAGACGGTACTTTAGATACGGGTTATAACTTAAATGCAACAAATAATCATGTTCACGCAATCCACCAAGCTGCTGACGGTAAAATATATGTTGGTGGTCCTTTTACTACAATAGATGGAGAAACGAAAGAAAGATTTGCTCGACTTAATTCAGATGGTACGCTAGATACTGGCTATACGCTAAATGCAAGTGCTAATATTGAAACAATCTACCAAGCTGCTGACGGAAAAATATATGTTGGAGGAGCATTTCTAACGATTGGAGCAGGATCGCAAGATAGATTAGCTCGATTAAACTCCGATGGTACTTTAGATACGGGTTATACTTTAGATGCTAATTTTACTGTTGAAACAATCCACCAAACTGCGGACGGAAAAATATATGTTAGTGGAGGCTTTGATTTAATTGGTGGGCAAGTTAAAGAAAGATTTGCTCGACTAAACTCTGATGGTACACTTCGATACTGGCTATACGCTTAATGCAAGTAATATTGTTAGAACAATCCACCAAGCTGACTGATGGTAAAATCTACGTTGGCGGAGATTTTACTACAATTGGGGCAGGTTCACAAGATTATCTAGCTCGATTAAACTCCGATGGTACGCTCGATACCGCTTATACATTAAATACAAATCTGTCAATCTTATTTATCTACCAAACCGCAGATGAAAAAATATATGTTGGTGGAATTTACAACAATTGGGGCAGGTTCACAAGATTATCTAGCTCGATTAAACTCCAATGGTACTTTAGATACGGGCTTTACTTTAAATACAGATGCTAGGGTCGATGCAATCCACCAAGATGCTGACGGAAAAATATATGTTGGTGGGAATTTTTACTACAATTGGAGCAGGATCGCAAGATAGATTAGCTCGATTAAACTCAGACGGTACTTTAGATACGGGTTATACTTTAGATGCAAGTAATATTGTTAGAACAATCCACCAAGCTGCTGACGGTAGAATTTATGTAGGTGGTGGGTTTACTACGATAGGTGGCGAAAGTATAGACAGATTAGCTCGATTTAATGCGGGTGTTAATTTCACAACGGGAAACTTCATTAGTACTACACTAGATTTGACTAGCGACTTAGCAGCAAATCCGACTAAAGTAGTAGTATGTTCAACTTTTGCGACTCCCACCGATACGACTTTATCGCTTAAAATTTCTAGACGGAACGCCAGCAAATGATGTTACAGTCACAAGTGCGAATTTCGATACAGAAGTAGACTGCTCGAGCCTAACTACTCGAACGCTTACGCTGCAATGGCTATTTACTACCTCAGATACAGCTGTAACGCCAACTTTAAATAATTACGGAGTATACTTTACATGAGACCAAATAGATTAATAAACGAAATAAAAAACGGCTCAACGGCTCAATTAGAGCAAGTTTTCGCAAGATACGAGGCGCAAGGAATGCCGATTGTAAATAACGGTACAACTTATCATTTGCAATGCCGTCCGCTCGATCGCACCAATTGGCTAGGTGTAATGGCAATGGCTAACTTGCTAGATTCAGATTTAGATACCGTCACTATAATGACTTTCGAGAACGTACCTATAACGCTCACAAAGCCACAAGTACTACAAGCAATGGCAAGTATTAGGCGTTTATTCGCAAGCCCTTATACGGGGGCTAGATGGGCAACTAAACAAGCGATTAGCAACGGTACTACGTCCATTCAAGCTACATTTTCAACCGCTTTACAAAACATTATAAACCCATAAAAAAAAAGCTAGGGTAGTGAAACCCTAGCAATAGAGACATAAAACAAACCCACATACAGTCGTGTTTTTAGTGAACTCTAATTTAATAAAGTTTTTACTAAAAGCAAACAATCCCTTAAAATTTTTGTATTTTCTTTTATGCTAGAATTATTCCCACCAAACTACTTTCATATTAAAGAGTTCTTGATTGAGCCAAACAAGGCTGTCCCTCTTGATATTATGGAAAAGATAGTAAGGTATCATTTAATACCGCTCAACCCTATTAGGCACGAATTAGGACTACCGATTTCGATAAGCCAGAGCAGCGGATACCGTTCTAAAGCTTGGGAGATTAAGCATAAGCGCTCAGGCAATAGCGAACATACATTTCAAGATATGGGCGCTGTTGATTTAACGTGTGCGAATATGAACGCACTTTTTCAACTGTTAAAAAATGAATCTCCATACCGTAGAATATGTATTTATAAAGAAAAAATTTTATTCATTGCGACTATAAAGGAAATAGAAAAAAGATATTTATAAACACGGCTACGGGATGGGCAAATTATGACCAAGCCTAATTTTGACATGACGATAAATATGGGTAACGTCATTACTATGTTAGCGCTTTTTATCGGTTCAATTATAGCGTACACAACGCTTCAAAATACAGCTAATATAAACACTAGAGAGATAGAACGTATTCATTAAAGTAGTTATAACAATGCCGATTGATTACATTAAAAGAAATGAATTTGAAGCTTATAAGCAGCGACTAGATAGAATAGAAAGTAAACTAGACCGACTAATTGAGATTCAACTTCAGAGCAATTGAAATGAGCTTACTAAAAGAGTTAATTAAAATCACTATATTAAGCGTAGTACCCGACGCACTAAAAATGGGTTAAAACGCAAATTAAGCAAAGAAAATGCAACGAATACAGCGAGCGAAGATAATACCAAAAATGAAACTAGGGGAAAAGATGGAAGTAAAGCCAAATCAAAATAATGTGAAAGACGTTAAAGTCGTAAAAAATGAATACGGCATTAAAGAAACTAAAGAATTTATTACCTTCATAGCTGCTTTAATCCATGCGTTCCGCTTAGCAATGGCGGATGGGAAATTTCATTGGACGGAAGCAGCTAAATTTATTGGAGCGCTTCGACTAATGCCGAGCGCACTAACTGGCATCAACTTGGTAGCAAAGGAATTAAAGGAATTAAATAAAACAGAAACGGAGCAGCTTAACTTGCATATAGTACAAGTTTTAACGCTTAAAGATGGCACGGCAAAAGACTTAACAAACGCTGCTTTCTCGATCTGGAACGTGCTAAACAAGTTTATTTAGTTTACATAGGGTTAGTTATCTATGTTTGTGTTAAAGGGTAAGTTCTGAAAAAACTTACTCTTTTTTTATGTACACGCTTGACTATTGCAAACTAGCTATATATATTAACTCAACACAAACAAACACAAACGAGACTAAATCATGATAGCTTACACAAACTACACGAAAGCGCATAACAAATTCAATGCGCTGCAATTGCAGGGGATCACCTGCATACTAACTAGCTTAAATGGAATGCACTACATCTCATGCTAGAAGTACTAAAACTAATCACAGCAGCTATTGCATTACAAATTGTAATAATAGCGATTGTGGTAGAAATACAGAATAAAAGGAAAAAATGACTAAACAAGATGTAAAGATAAGCCTAATCATAAAAGGTTGGACATTTACCGACCTTGCTAGCAAAATGGGTTGCTCTACTCAATGGATTTACAAAGGGCTAAAAGACCAAAACACAAACGTAATCGACAAAATCAAGGAAGTACTGAAATGAAAGAGAAAAAACACATTGGAAAAAGCTACACAACCCAGACTTTATTGGAGCCTATGCGTTCCAACCAAATGAAGAAATAATTGCTACGATTCATTCAGCAAGCGTTGAATCAGTCACGGGATCAGGCGGCAAAGCTGAGGATTGTATGGTAGTGCGGTTTAATGAAAGCTATATCAAACCGCTCATATGCAACGTGACTAACTCAAAAGCAAATAAGCAAAGTTGCAGGGTCAGAGTATATAGAAGATTGGCAAAATGTAGCTATTCAATTATTCACTACTGAAGTGAACGCTTTTGGCGATACGGTTCAAGCTGTTAGGGTGCGGACTAAAGCGCCTAAACTAACTAAACCAGAAATGAACGCAACTCATGAAAAGTGGGAAGGGATGATAAAGTCACTAGCTGAAGGAAATACTTCAATTGAAAACATCCTAAAGCACTACGATATGAGCAAAGAAAATCAAATCTTGGCAGCTGAGCAAGTGCAAACATTAACAAAAACTGGCGAGGTAATCGATAATGCCTAAATCAGGATATGTTAGCGCATCTATGGCTAAAGCTGTAATGACAAAAGGGCGTGGCAAAGGCATAGAATACGGTGAGACATTTCTAACGCAAGCGAAAGCAATCGCTGCTGGAATGGTAGGCTGGGACGTTTCAAGCGATATAAGCAATATGCCTGCGGTAAAGTGGGGAAATTGAAAACGAACCGCTGGCAGTCGCTGAATATGAACTACAGACAATGAGTGAAAGTTCACAGCGCTCAAATCTGGATTAACCACAAAACATTAAATGCAGGTTGTACACCTGATGGGCTAGTTGGGACAGACGGAATGATTGAAGTAAAGTGCCCTATGCCACACAATCACTTAGATAATATTTTGAGCCTTGCGCAACTTCCTATATACATGGGACAAATACAATTCAGTTTATGGATTACAGATCGTAAATGGTGCGACTTTGTAAGCTATCACCCTGAAGCCCCTGAATGTTTACAAACTAAAATAGAGCGAGTAAATAGAGATGAAGATTTTATAGGTGAACTAGCAAATCGAGCTAAGTTCATGCTAGTAACAGCTAGCAACTTTGCTAAACAACTCAAAAAATTAATGTAATGGAACTAAATTCCCTTGCACTTCAACTAATGCTAATCACGCTGGCTACCTTTGGAATGGGCGGCACTAACCTAATTCATGATGAAGAATAAAGAAAGAATTTTAATCGAAATGAAGGAGCCAAAAAATGAAACCCATAAATTACTCAAATGGCGGTAGTGGGAAAAAACAGACTCATACAGACCTCTTGGACTTAGAACAGCAAGCGAGCTAAGAAATCAATATCCAAATTCAATTGATCCGTTCAAAATACCGCTTGCTAAAAACTTTGTTAGTCGAGAAGATAAATACACGCCAAGAAATAGATATAAAAAGATTGATAAGCACGTTAATTTGATGTTAGGTATGGCTATTGGTGACGTTATGCTAATATGCAAAACAACCGAAGAGATTGAACGCCTTATGAAAAAATGCAAAAACATTTGCCCAAAAGGAGCTTTTGAAATAGTCGAAGAAGCTTTAAACGGAATCAAAATTAAATGTACGAGCGTATGAGTAATGCAATTCTAGCTGAAAAGTATCAAAAGCTAATAGCTGAGATTACAGAAACTGACGAAGAGATAAGCGAAATAAACCGCTATTTAAAAAGCGCTGAAAGCAAAGCTAACACAAATCGTCAACCAGCGCACAAATTTAGTGCAAAATGCCTCGTATGTTTTGAAGCTAATCGAGACACCATCAATGAATAATAATCTACCCGATCTAACATGAATCTAACAATAAAGCACAAAGATATTAATGTAGCTTACGCTAAAATATCTAGCATAGACTACGAAAATGAAAAAGAGCCTAGTCTATCTGATTATATTCTAATCAATTTTGAGACATTCGCAACAACTGAAAATTTTACTAAATTAAAGTCAACTGATTCAATTATTTTTACTATATTTAACGACACAAAACAACTAGCTACAGGTAGAGCCAACTTAGAAAACTCTACTAAACTACTGGCTAGACCTTCTAACAGACACGAACTAACTAACTTAATAAAACTATGAGCAGCTTAAATAAAGCCACACTAATAGGCCGACTTGGTCAAGATCCTGAAATAAAAACATTCAGCGGAGGCGCTAGCGTAACTAATTTCAGTATCGCTACGTCCGAAAAGTTTAAAAATAAAGCGGGCGAGCAACAAGAAAAAACCGAGTGGCATAATATTCAATCTTGGGGAAAACTAGGCGAAATATGCAAACAATATTTGAGAAAAGGTAGCTTAGTTTATATCGAAGGACGTATAGAAACCCGTGAATATGAAGACAAAAACAACGTCAAAAAATACGCTACAAGCATTAACATTAATGAAATGAAAATGCTAGGTAGCAAAAGCGATTCTAACGCACCCGCTAAAAGTAGCGCACCAGCTCAGAGCAAACAGAGCGATATTTCAGAAAAAGACTTACCATTTTAATAAAGGAGACGAAATGAGCCAAGTACCACTACCCAAACGCTACATTTTAGAAGTAGATTTATATCTATACGCAGACGATGATAACGCCGCAAAATTCATAGCGAATGCCATAATATACGACTTAGAACACCGTAACGCATACGCTCACGACGCAGACCAGAAAGGGCTGTACGAATCGCCAAAAGGCAGCTTAACAGTTAGGGCAGTTGAATGATGGATTATAACGACTTTATAAAATCAAAAATTAAAAAAATAGTCGATTCAGGCTTTGACATAAATGAAAATCAATTAAATACAAACTTATTTGATTTTCAAAAGAAAATAGTTAAACAAGCACTTAAAAAAGGCAAATATGCTATATTTGCAAATACGGGGCTTGGTAAAACTTTAATGCAACTATCATGGGCTGAACAAGTCCAAACACACACAAATAGACTTGTTCTCATACTAGCTCCTTTAGCTGTATCTAAACAAACGATTAATGAAGGTGTTAAATTTGGTATCAATGTACAGAAATACACAAATCAAACAGAAAAAGGGATTTATATAACTAATTATGAACAGCTAAATAATATAAATACTAAATTATTTAGTGGTATAGTTTTAGATGAATCATCTATAATAAAAAACTTTATAGGTAAAATAAAAACACAAATAATAGAATCATTCAAATTCACACCTTATAAATTAGCCTGCACCGCAACGCCTAGCCCTAATGATTATGTTGAATTAGGGAATCATACAGAGTTTTTAGATATTATGTCAAGACTAGAAATGCTATCAATGTATTTTATTCATGACGCTTCAAATACTGGCGACTGGAGATTGAAAAAACACGCTAAAGATGAATTTTTTAAATTTATAAATTCATGGGCGATAATGATTAGTAATCCTAAAGATTTAGGATTCAACGGAGATGCTTACACACTCCCCGATATAAATTATTTTGAATCAAAAATCATTACAGAAAATAAAGGAGAATCGCTTTTTAATGACATTGCTATCTCAGCAACTGGATTCAATGCTGAGGTAAGACGAACAATGGATAAGAGGCTGCAAAAAACTGCATCTATTGCAAATAAAACAAATGAACCTTTTGTAATATGGATAAAACACAACGAAGAAGGTAAAAAATTACTTGAACTTATCCCTGATTCAGTAGAAGTAAAAGGATCAGATTCAATGGAAAAAAAGAAGCTAATTTAATTGGTTTTGGGCAAGGCAAGTTTAGAGTATTAATTACTAAAACAAAAATAGCTGGCTTTGGTATGAATTGGCAACATTGCAGAAACCAAATATTTGCAACCGTTGATTTTAGTTTTGAATCTTTATACCAAGCAGTAAGAAGATCATATCGATTTGGGCAAACTAAAGAAGTAAATATTTATATTATTACAACAGACACAATGACTAATGTAATTAAATCAATTAGAAAAAAAGAAAAGGCTTTCACTATTATGCAAGAAAAAATGACTGAGTTTATAAATGCTAAACCAGAGGAACTAATAAAAGAAAAATAAAGACTATAAAGAAGTTGTAACAGACGACTATACATTAAAAAAAGGAGATAGCGTTCAACTAATTAAAGCTATTCCTGATGAGTCTGTTGGATTCTCTGTTTTTAGTCCTCCTTTTGCTGACCTTTATACGTACTCTAATAATATTGAAGACATGGGCAATTCATCAACCCATGAAGAGTTTTATAAGCATTTCGAATATCTAGTAGAAGATTTATTTAGAATATTAAAGCAAGGTAGAAATATAGCCGTACATTGTATGGATATTCCTACTAAAAAATCAAAAGACGGATATATAGGTTTAAAAGACTTTAGCGGAGATTTAATAAAGATATTTGAATCTAAAGGCTTTATATATCATTGCCGTATAACTATTTGGAAAGATCCAGTTGTAGCAATGCAGCGGACAAAAGCTTTAGGACTATTGCATAAACAAGTAAAAAAGACTCAACTAAAAGCAGGGTAGGCTTCCCTGATTATGGTTTTAGTCTTTAGAAAAGACGGAAGAAAGAAGCGAGCCCGTATCACAAAAAGATATACCCGTAGACTTATGGCCAAAAGTACGCATCGCCCGTTTGGATGGATATAAACCAAAGCGATACTATATCTTTTTAGAATGGCTAGAGATATTGAAGATGAAAAGCATATATGTCCGCTGCAAATTGAAGTTATCGAAAGGCTTATACATCTTTATACTAACAAAAGGCGACGTAGTTTTTCTCTCCATTTCTAGGTGTTGGTAGTGAAATCTATCAAGCTATAAAAATGAATAGAAAAGGATATGGAATTGAGCTTAAAGAATCTTACTTCAATCAAGCAGTAAGCAATGTAAACTCAGCAATGTACGAACGATCACAACTTTCTCTTTTATAAGCCTAACACAAAACCAAAAAAAATGAACCTCAGACCCTACCAAATAAACATAAATAACCTGATAGCAAAAAAATTAGCCCGTACAAAACGGGTTATTTTTGCCTCCCGACCGGTGCTGGAAAAACTTTCTGTTTTAGTAATATCGTCCAGCGACACTTAGCAAAAGATGCTTTTAATCGAGTGCTAATACTCACAAACCGCTCGAAGCTATTCGACCAAACATTCGAGGCAATTCACAGACTAGATATAAAACCTTTTTCTTACACAGCTAAAGCTAAGCTAAAAGAACCGATTTACTCACGCTGCATAATCGGTATGGTCGAGACAGTTAAGCGTCGTAACGCTAAATCTATACCACCGCCAACGCTAATAATTATAGACGAAGCCCATATTGGCTCATTTAAAAAAATCTTTGAGATTTTCCCCGATTCGCTCTATATAGGTGCAACAGCGACACCACTAGCAACAAAAAAAAAGACCCGTTAAATAACTACTATAACGACATAGCTTTTCAGCTAGACACGCCAGACCTAATAGAACTAGGCTACTTAAACCCCGCAGAAACATGGGCAGTCCGCTCAATCGACGAAAGTCAACTTAAAAAGAGGCAGGGCGAATACACCGACGCTTCACAGTTGCAACAACTAGAGCAAGCTAAGCCTAAAGCTGACTTTATTCAAGCTTACAAAAAACATGCACAAGGTAAAAAACCTTAGTTTTTTGCGTTAACGTAGATCACACAATAAAGACACACGAACGCTTAAAAGAGCTGAACCCAAACGCTTTTCTAGTTCATTCTAAGCAGCACCCCAACCAAAATGAGCTTAATATATTAGAGTTTCACGAATCAAGCGACGGAGTTCTAGTAAATTGTGGTATACTCACAACGGGCTACGACCACCCAGCTATTGAATGTATAATGGTACACCGTTCAACGACATCCCTAACGCTTTGGCTGCAAATGTGCGGACGAGGCTCACGCCTTAGCCCTGAAACAAATAAAAGCAAATTTACTATTGTAGATTTAGGTAACAACGCTATTAAACATTTATTATGGGAAGCTAGGCGAGATTGGGAAAAGCTATTCAAGCACCCACCGCAGCCAAGCGACCGATCCGACGGGGTTCAAGGCGTTAAAGAGTGCCCCAAATGCCACATGCTACTCGCTCCATCTATTTCAGTTTGCCCAGAATGCGCTCATAAATTCCAAATTAAAGCAAAAGACGACACCATAAATGGCGAAACTTTCTTACTTTCTGAAACGCTCAAAAACGTAAAAGATAAGCCAATAGCCGAGCTATCTGTTCCCGAACTTATCGAGCTACAAGCCCACAAAAATTATAAAACGGGCTTTATAGTTCGAATATTACGACAAAGAAACCCAGAAGATTTAAAACTATTCGCTAAATTGAAAGGCTACAAATCGGGCTGGGTGCAACATCAACTGCAAGGCGCTAAAGACTACACAAATTTTAAGGTTAAATTATGAACGTAACACATGGCTCATTATTTAGCGGGATTGGTGGCTTTGACTTAGCATCTGAGAAAATGGGTTGGGATAATCTTTTTCATTGCGAATGGAACCCATTTTGCCAAAAAATACTGCATTATTATTGGCCTAAAGCTGAACAATTTACTGACATAACAAAAACCGATTTCACTAAATATGCAAACAAAATTGACGTTCTTACCGGGGGATTCCCCTGCCAACCCTACTCAACCGCAGGTAAAAGATTTGGGAAAGATGACGAGCGACATCTCTGGCCGAGCATGCTTAGGGCAATTAAAGAATTAAACCAAGTTGGGTCGTGGGCGAAAATGTTCACGGAATTGTTAATTGGTCAGGGGGATTGGTCTTCGACCAGGTGCAAACTGACTTGGAAAATGAAGGGTACGAAGTACAATCGTATATACTTCCAGCTTGCGCCAAAAACGCTCCCCACCGCAGAGATAGAGTCTGGTTTGTTGCTTACTCCGACAGCTGTAATGACAGACGAACATCCAGATGCAATGCGAGCAAGAGCAAAGAAGAACGGTTACAAGAACGGCACGATGTACGGCAGTCTGCTGAGCCAAGTCAAGTATTCGGGGCTGTTCCCAACGCCAACGAGCGTACAACGGGACCATCCAGAACGAGTGGAGAAACTCAAAGCAACGGGAGCGAAAACAATGATGAGCCGAAAAGCGGGAGAGAACAGACCGAACAGCATTTTGGATGCAGCGATGTTTACGGGAATGATACCAACGCCAAACAGCCAGAGATTACAAGGACACTTTCAAAAGCCAAGAAAAGCTAAACAACCAATACAAAAAAAGAATAGGGTCCAGGTATAGCGCTGACGGTAGGTTACAAGACTGGCTCAACTTCCCAACTCAACCCCCGATTTGTGGCGGAAATGATGGGCTTTCCTCCAGATTGGACGGAATTACCTTTTCAAAGTGGAGAAATGAATCAATCAAAGGCTATGGAAATGCCATAGTTCCACAAGTAGTATTAGAAATATTTAAAGCAATACAAAATTACAAATTATTATGAACGTAACATTCTTTACTAACTCAACATCAAATCAATTAATAGACGCACCAATTCTTGGGCTACTCGAAAAAATTCGGACGGGCCAATATCAAACAAAAGTAGACGAATTAGCTAAAATTACTGGCTATCAAGAACGCAGAGATTACAAAGCCTGGCACGTTCCATGCTTTACCGTTTCGGGCACTTTTGCAAATAAAGAAGCTAATTCACTGCAACAACACAGCGGACTAATTGCCATAGATTTTGACCATATTGATGACTTAGACGAGGCTAGAGCGCTTCTATACGCTGACCCATATACATTCTCTGGCTTCTTATCTGTTTCGCATACCGGGCTATGTATAATCGTTAAGATAGACGGCAAAAAACATCGTGAACATTTCGATGCGCTCGAAGCTTATTACAGCAAACAATATCAACTGCAAATAGATCGTGCATGCAAAAATGTTAATAGGCTACGCTTTTTTAGCTCAGACCCAGACTTACACTTAAATGCAGATTCAACCCAATTTACTCAGCTACCGCCAAAAAGCCCAAAGAAATACTATATCCGAAAATTTATATCAGCTCACAAGATGACTTTTCTTATATACTTCAGCAAATTCAAGATCGACGAATAGACTTAACAGCCGATTATTATACGTGGATCGCTATCGGCCAAGCTATTTACTCAGAATATGGAACAGCTGGACTAAGCTACTTTCAAGCAATAAGCGCTAATCATCCAGAATACAACCCAAAAACAATGACGAAAAAAAATATAACTCATTTAAAGGCGTTAAGCAAAAAACTATATCAACTTTCTACTACTACGCAAAGCAAGCAGGCCTACAAATATCAACGCCCGAAACGCAATCTATTAAGCTCGTCGCTCGGAACGCAAAGAAACAAAGATCGACGCCCGAAGACGCTATAAAAACGCTTCAAGCAATCGAGGGCATAGAACCCGAACGCTCTAAAGCCCTAGTTGAACAAGTTTTTTCTACTTCAGACGAAGACACGACCACAGACGATGGAGACCTAATTCAGCATATAAAAAACTTTATTCGGTTACATTATCCAATGCGATATAATGAAATAACGCTAAAATATGAGTTTGCTAAAAAAAACGACGCTGTCACAGACCGTGACATGAACAGCATCTATATTGAATGCCGCCAACTATTTCCAAAAGCTACTAAAGACCTTGTTTTCTCAACCATAAAATCAAACTTTATCACCAACTACAACCCAATAAAAGAGTTTTTCAAAACGCACGCATCAAATCACACAAAGACTGGCTACATCAAAGCTTTAGCTGATACGATACACACAACGACAGGAACCAGCGATAACTACGCCTACCATTTTATCCGCAAATGGCTTGTTGGAGCTGTTGCAATGTGGTTTAAACACCACTCCCCACTAGTCCTAGTCCTTGCGGGAACCAAACAAAATACGGGCAAGACTTTTTGGCTAAGGCACTTAATACCGCAAGAAATTCAACTGCTTTTTGGCGAAAGTGAATTTAACGGAAGTAACGACGATAAGCTTCTTATGTGTTCAAAAGCTATACTACTTAACGACGAAATGGAGAATATGGATAAGCACGATATAAGCCTTTTGAAAAAGCTTACATCTGCTCAATGGTTTAATCTTCGCAAGCCTTATGGCACTACAAACGAAGATATAAGGCGGATTGCTGCATTCTGCGGTACAACCAACAACCTAGAAATAATCTCCGACCCAACGGGGAATAGGCGAATAATCCCCATTGAGCTTTTATCCTACAATCATCAAATGTATAATAAAATAGACAAAACAGCCCTATGGTGCGAAGCCTACCACGCATATAAAGCGGGCGAAAGCTTCCACCTTAGCAGCGACGATATAGAGCTACTCAACAGAAATACACAATACTATTACCAAGCTTCAATCGAAGCCGAACTAATACAAAAATACTTCTCCCCAGCAACCGAAAATACCCCAAATAGACTTGCACTTTCAAACACAGAAATTAAGGTATATATCGAGCAAAGAACATCGCAAAAGCTCAATTCTCGAAAACTTGGCATTGAATTAAAACACCTCGGTTTTGAAAAAAAACTTGTCAAGTCTAAACAAGGAACTAAAAGAGCGTATTTTTTACGTGAAAATGACGATTTATCTGTTACCTCTGTAAGTGATTACGACGCACCGTTTTAGTGGGGATAAAGTGCAAAAGGTAACAGATAGAACACATAGAACGGCAAACTTTTATAAAATGAAATTTTATATAGCCATGTCATATAAAATAATATTTCTATATACTCTTATTATTATATTTATCTGTTATCTATATTTAATAGTAGTTAAGTAGTTAGTAAATAAGAACTTAGAAGGTAACACATAGCCCTTTTTTATCTGTTACCCATCTGTTACCTGTTACAATGCTAATTCATCCCAATTCAAACCAATTAAACGAGCTAAAACAACATGAGTAAAAACGTAAATAAAGACGGCCTATCACACGATCAGCTGCAAGCTAAATGCTTCCAATGGGCATGGAACAATTACCCACAATTTCGAGGCCTGTTTTGGAGCAATAACAACAACGCTCCAATGCTAAGCCGTCGAGCTCTTAAAATCGCCCTTAGCAGGCTCAAAGCTAAGGGATTGGTAGAAGGTGTAGCTGATATGAGTTTAGTGAGCTTAGATGGCAAATATGGCGCAGTAGAATTCAAAGTGGGGACAGATAAGCAAAGCAAAAGCCAAATTCTACATGAGATGAAGCTCACCGAAACAAGCGCTACTTACACGATTATTTCCGAATTCCACCATTTTAGACACTTTTTTTGTAATTTGTATCAAATAAAGGACACTTTAAAATGACACTAAGCAGCAATAAACAAAGAGAAATAGCAGAAATGCTAATGAACGGAGACGATAGAAGTACTATCAAAGCCCGGATCATGTCTGAATTATCGCAAACTAAAGACTTTGCAGACGATGTTATCAATGAAGTTTCGGAAAGCTGGAATATCCCACTTCCAAAAGTCAACGAAGAAATTGAAAAAATCTTCAGCACGCTGGCTTACATCTCAGACGAATCAAAAAGAAACGAAACGCTATTAGCTTATGCCAGACTTACTGAATTGTATCGCTTAAATATGACCGCTAGTCCACGACCTGACTTAAAGGAGTGTAGAGAAGTGCAGAAAGAAATTAACAAGCTTCTAGGGCTAAATGCGCCTGAACGTAGCGAGATTAAAACGGATATTGAAACTGAATTTATTGTAACAGTTGTAAATGCCCCACAAATTAAAAAATAATGGATGTTAACTGGCTATATAAAGCTACATTAGATAGCCTCAAATCTATTGTAGTTCATGAAGGTGGTTCCAGTAGCTCAAAAACGTATAGCATCATACAAGGGCTATTTACTATTGCTTCAACGCAGCGAAACAAAGTTATTACCGTCGTCGGCTCAGATTTACCTAATTTAAAAAAAGGCGCTATTAGAGATGCAAAAAATGTAGTTGATTCAACGTCTTTTTTTAGTCAACAGATAGACCGATTTAACAAATCCGACTACATATACTATTTTAAAACGGGCAGCATTATTGAATTTACTTCTTATGCAGATGAGCAGGATGCAAAGAATGGTAAAAGAGATTACTGTTTTTTAAACGAAGCCAACGGCATATCTAAGAATGTATTTGAGCAATTAAGAATAAGAACAAATGTTAAAAGTATTATTGATTTTAATCCATCCGCTAGCTTTTGGGCGCATGATATGCTAAAGGGGCGAGATGATGTGGATTGGTTTAACTCGACTTACAGAGATAACGATTTTATTCATCCGACTATCTTAAAGTCAATCCTAGGCTACGAGCCAACACCGCAAAATATAGCAAGAAAGACGGCAAACGAATATAGATGGAAAGTGTACGGATTAGGCGAGCTAGGGCGCTTAGAAGGCTTAATATTTCCTGAATTTGAAGAGGTCGACGAATTTCCGAAGTATCCTAAATGGAAAGTTTTTGGTTTAGATTTTGGCTATACAAATGATCCAACCGTACTAACTGAAACCGCTTTATTTAGTGGCGAATTATACACTAGGCAATTAATATATGAAACGGGCTTAACGAATAGCGACATAGCAAAGAAGCTAAGGGAATTGAATATAAATGGATCGCAAAAGATTATAGCAGACTCAGCTGAGCCAAAGAGTATAGAAGAATTGAATCGCTTCGGGTTCTTTTTAGAAGGTGCTGAAAAGGGTAAAGATAGCGTAATGAATGGAATTGACCAGCTCAAACGCTATAAAATAAATGTACTAAGAAGCTCTAAAGAATTAGTCGAAGAGTTTAGCTCGTACACGTGGGCGAAAGATCGGAATGGTCAGGCACTTAATAAGCCGATTGATAAATGGAATCATGGCATTGATTCAATTCGATATGCTACAAACACGCAGCTATTCAGGCCAGAAATAACAACTTCAGGTCTCGAATCATTAACAGACCAAATATATGAGCAAGGCGTAATGATATGAGTGAATTTACAGAGAGGTTAGATAAAGCCTTAGCAGCCGATTCAAAAAATATGGATCGCTGGTTTGCTCAGATACTAGAGCGCAATCACAAATTTAAACGGGCATTTAGTCGGTCGCTAATAGCTGAGCTATCACAGATGCAAATGAGTTCAGATGGTAAGCGGATTAAACCAGTTTTTGCTAATGCGAATCGGATGGATGACATGGTAAATAACTTACCGTTTTACTTTGATCAAGCTGGCATTACTAAGCTTACTCCAGACTTGATTGACATTATTAATAAAAGAATCAATACGGCAGATGTAGTATGGAATAAATTAGACTTAGATAACTTAAAAATTGGCGACGATGCACGAGTCATACCAGCCGTTTTAGAGCAACTAGGCTATGTGATGGACTCTGTAAGAAGAGGCACGGAAGCACAAGAAATTGAATTATCTCGCACATTGTTAAATTATCGAAACACCGTATTTGATAATGAATCCGTAAGTTTCGCCCAGCTTAAAAGCGACTTGATTAGCAAAAGTGGCATACTACCCAAATACGCTGGTACGGTAGCTAATACGTCTTTATTCGCAATAGATCGCACAATTCGAAAAGAGCAGGGTAAAAAAAGCGGAATTGAGACGGCTAAATATTATGGCCCAATGGATAATCTTACACGATCTTTTTGCGCTCAACACGTTAACGATATTCGAAGTTGGGAGTACTGGGAAATGATCACAAATGATACGGGGCCACAACCGCCAACGGTGTACGGGGGTGGGTACAATTGCAGGCATCAGTTAGTGCCGTTTGATAAAGATTGGGAATAAGTTTTTTTATTGCGATTAATTTAGTATTATACTTGACAACACAAAACAAACTAACCGAAAATGAATAAATGAATAAAATTGAACTAACACAAGGCAAATCAGCAATAGTAGATGCTGACGACTTCGATCGGGTAAATGAATTTAAGTGGCAATATAATAAGGCTGGAACTGGATATGCGAGGCGAATCCAACATATTGGCATGAAAGACGGTAAGCAAATAAGAAAAACCATATCAATGCACCGATTTATTATGGGCGTAGAAGATAGCAAAGTTCATGTTGACCACATAAATCATGATACCTTGGACAATAGAAAAAGCAATCTAAGGCTATGCACCCATGTAGAAAACATGAGAAATCAAAAAAATCGAAAAGGTGGGTCTAGCAAGTACAAAGGGGTTTACAAATTCAGTAGGAATCTGGGGTGGTCTTTTAGATCACGAATAGTATTTAATCAAAAAGATGTATACTTAGGCACGTTCGCAAATGAGCGAGATGCAGCGATAGCGTACAATAAAGCAGCATTGCATTATTTCGGTGAATTTGCTTTACTGAATGATGTGAGTGAAAATAATTTAAAATAGTTTCACTTTTACACTTGACAAGTAGTTTTTAATGGTGTATATTTAAGAAAATTAAGAAACACAAACACAACCGCAAATACAATGTATCACACTAGCCCAAACCCAATCACAGAAATAAACAAAGACGGATTGTATGATGATGGTTTATTCTTTGCGTCAAAGCCTTGTGTAATGACTGGCGCTGCTTTACTTGTTTCTATACAACAAAATTTAAGCTTAATTAAATTAGTTTAGTCTAGGGTTGGGGCGTTGCTTAGTTCATTGAGTAGCGCCCTTTTTTTTAAACACAAAATGGAAAAGATAATGACTGACCAAATATATGAGGCGCTAAATAACATAGCGCAGAAAGTAAACGAACATACCGGCACAAAAACGGTTAAAGTGGATGAAAGCTTCGACCATGGGTTGGGAACTGAATACCAACACAGCTATGAATTGTGGCCATGTGGGCAGGAAATAGAACTCGCTCAATACGTTGAGCTAGAACTTAAAAAGGTACTGCCTTTAGTCGAATATGATGCTGAATATACATCAGAAGTCTACTGGAGTCTTTCGGCTGAATATCGGGTCGGGCTATGAGTGAAATGAAATCAAAAGAATTTGTGATTGTGGCTATGATCATGACCACGACATGTGGGATGCGCAACGGATGGGCGATTGGCGTTCGTTGCAGACTTTGAAACACAAAACTTTAACTTTAAAATAAATTTGATATGGAAAACAAAATTACAATTAACCACGAAAAAGGCAATGACGCTAACCGCTTGTTATGTGCCGATTTTCTTATTTCAAAAGGATTTTCTAAAGCAGAAAGATGGTTTGATAATCGTTGGAAACAATTTAGAGTTTATTTCAAAATTGATGGCTACTACTGCGACATATTAATTTCTCCTTGTCCACAAGTTGTTGGAGATATGACACTAGAACAGCAAGTTGATCACTTTTCAGAAATTTCAATATTAGAAAATCATCATTACGGAGATTGGCAAGTTTATATAAACTCTACCGAAAATCACTTAACAACACTTAATGAGAAATCAGAATTAATTGAATTAATGCGTGTGTGTCAGTGCCCTTTAATTGGCACATAACGAATAGTATATGAAATGTGGAGCAAAGCGAAATTTTTTATATACCGTGTTATGCTCTTTTAAATTAGATAATTATGAAATTTGAAGATGTAAAAATAGGTCAGCATTTATGGGTATCAGCAAACAATGAACTACTAATGGTAGCAAAGTTTGATAATGATGGGTATGAAGTTTGTGGTGCTTGGGAATGTGGTATAAGTAAAAACGACTGTGAAAGAATATACTTAACGCCTGTATATGTGGAATAACTCACCCAAAGCGCACAAACCAACGCTAATCCCTCAAACTACGCTCGATATCGTTGGATAAATCACGTTCAATTTTATCAAGTTCGGGGTTACTCAGCCCTAACCATTCACGATTTTTATTTGTAAAAAACGCTTTATTCATTTGATCTGGAGTAACAGCTATAACTATTTTCGCCACGTTACGAGCGATTGTGTAAGCAAAATTTAGACTATTTAACATGGCTCCAGACAAAAGCAAAGTAACTTTATTAGATTCCCTTCCAGATGCTTTTCTAAATGCTTTGTAGCCTCCTAAAATCACAGCGCCTTTTTTACCAAATCGGATATCATTAGATGCAAACTTAACCGGCCCGATCCGAGCAGCTTTAACATTAATCGAGCCGTTTTTTAAATACGTAACATCTCCTATTTTCCAGGCTGATATAGGATTAGTCGAATAGCCGTTATTTGATAGCGTACCACCAAGAAATTTACCTTTTTCCGTGCGATCTAAAATAGCCGATTGCGCAGCAGTACCTACACGGGCAGCCGAAACGCCTAGCTTTGCATTTGAAAACGCATTTTCTAAATCGGGGATTATTTGTCTACGAATTGACAATGGAATCTAATAAAGATGAACCGTTACCGCCTATAGTTTCTTCGTTATCTTGCGGTTCAGGAATGCCTAGTTTTTTGTAAATATGTGAAACGGGAATAGGGACGATGCGAGAAGCTTGTAGTAAACCGTTTGAGATTTTTTGAATATCAATTTCTTCGGGAATATGCGTTTGATAATTTGGATAGTCTTCATAAGCTAAATCGGGGAAGTTAACACGAACTAAAGAATTAACTATTTGATCGTTGATAATCTCGTCTATCCACTCTGCATCATCTTCGATAATATTGCTTAATACTTCAAGATGCGTTTTAGATGCAGCTAAAGAACCTCCGCTTACGTCTGTTGTAAGATTTTGCCCTAAAATACCGATAGCCATCTCTGTATTTGCGAGGGCAATTAGCTTTTCATAAACTTCAACATTAGCTGAATTTGAACCGTTATGAATTTTATAGTCCATTCCTTGCAGCATTAGCCCGTAGCGATTAGAGCCAACCGAGCTTAGCAGCTGCGTAATTAAAGACCTATCTTTTTTAGCATATCTTCGCTGACAGTAGCTGTCACTACTGGATGGCCGTATTTTTCTGCGTACTGGCTCCAATTCATTACAGCGAATAGCTTTATTAAGTACCATCTTGCAATACCCCGCATGAATCCTTGTAAGTCGTACTTTCCTTTTATTTCTTTGTCAACGGCCAGCGTTAGTACACTTTCATCAACTAAGCTTTGAGCTGATATAACACGTGAGCCAGTCAAATATTCTGAAATAAGTAATTCGACCTAAAAGCCGTTTTTTCTTCAATTAAGTATTGGTTGTTTTGCTCGTATTTGCTTTTATCTACCGGGACTAGCTGATCTATGCATAGTTTACCCTCTTTTGCTTTCCATACTTTTTGGTGCATTTGTACCCCGTAAGCTCTGCCGTCCATTAATTGCGCTATATACGCTTTCCATTTTAGCGCTTCTAAGTTACCAGCAACAAAGTCGGCAGCCTCAATTGATTTTGGATTATCTCTATTGCCTGCGCTTATTAAGTACTTAAATTTTGAAACGGCTTTACGTCTATTGTTAATCATGCCTTTCAGTCTGGCATCACTTGCTTCTATAAACTCATATAATTGGTAAAGGTCGCCTATTTTACCCGACTCAGCTGAGCCAATTATTTGCTGAACAAACTGCATATTCAACGTCGTAAATACGGTAACGTACCTCGACATTTGCTTAGTTTCTAAAAACTCAGAGTACAAATTGCTATCTAGTGAGGCCATAAGAATAAATAAATGTTTTTTAATGTGTTGCAATTTACAAAAATAATTTGTTTATATTAGCCTAACTTTAAATGTTAGACAGCTCTAACTTATTTTTATGGCCCTTCGATACATTACACTTGCTGAGCTAGTAAATGAGATTCCTGAATCATTGCAGGGGTCTATGACTGACGACGCTCCAAATTCCGAAACGAGTGTAGACAGCATATTAATGCAGTTCGGAGAAAGTGCAGAGGAAACAGTAGAAAGCTATTTATCGGGTCGGTACATTATTCCGCTTCAAGCGCCTGACGGAACAAGCCCTAATAGCATTAAGAAAGCTATTTTTGTTATCGTGAAATACTTTCTTTATGGCAGACGTGACCAAATTGATGCAGGAATCCAAGCTCAATACGATAATGTGCTAAGGTGGTTTAAAGACATTGGAAAGGGTTCGGCTAATATAAATTTGTTATTAGCCGATGGATCTGTTTCAACGCAGGGCGGAGCGCAAGTAAGCGTTTCTCCGCAAGCTAACAGTCAATTTAGTCAATCGAATTTTATATGAGTTGGGTCGATTTTGATACTGAAATTGAAGACCAAATCGAAACGGTTTTAAGCGCTACGAACAGCGTATTTGAGGTTAATAGGTACTTTGAAACAACCAGCCCAGATGATTTATTACATTTTATTTTAAGTAAAGTTAAGAGCAAACCAGCCGTTTTTTTGCGCTCAACGGGGGTGCAAGCTGATAATCTTAACACGAATGGCACATTAACAAATGGAACTTTTGATGTTCAGATTATTTTTGCTGCTAATGATGGTGGTAAAATGAAGCAAATCAAAGGCGAAAAAAGATCAGTAAACATATTAGTAGGACTTGCAATGAATCGGTTAAATAATTTTGAATTAGACTTAACGGGTCAACCATCTCAACCTTTAGTGTTCCGTTCTTTAAGAGATTTATTTGTCTCTGATTCAATTGATGTACGAATGGCAACTTTTGCCGTTGAAGGTGTAACTCTAAATATGGATACAGTATGAAATTAGATTTATTTGGCCTAGTTGGAGAATACCCAATCGACGCTGAAAGTATAAATTTTGCATTAATGCAAGCAGGGAATGAGCCGATTGAAGCGACTATTTTTAGTCCTGGTGGTTCATACTATGTAGGCGAGGCAATTCATTCTTTAATAAAAGCTTATGAACCTCAGACAAGTATTAAAATTATCGGAATTGCAGCAAGTGCAGCTACTCGTATAATGCTTGCGTTTGACAAGATCACAATAGAAAAAGGCTCATTCATAATGATTCACAACCCTGCTATATCGGCTGGGCGATTCGATTATGTAGAAGCTGAAAAGAAAATAGACTACTTAAAAAGTTTAGCGGCAACATATGCAAATGCTTACTCTGCAAAGACTGGCTTGCCCGTTGCGCAAATGCAAAAAATGATGGATGAAGAAACTTATTTAAGCGCTGAGCAAGCGCTAGAGATGGGTTTTGTAGACGAAATTGTAGGGGCAACAAATGAAATAGCTGTTGCTGCGTCAATGGATTTTACTACTGATTTTATCACAGCCAAAGCGCCTAAAGAAGTTCAAGCGCTTTTTAATCAAAAACAACAAAACCAAAAAATGAGATGAAAAAAGAACTCATAGCGGTTTTAGCGATGGATGCGACGGCAAGCGAAGATACTATAATTGAAAGTGTGAAAGCATTTACAACAAAAGTAACTGCGCTAACTGATGACATTCAAGCTAAAAGCGAATTAATTACGGGGCTAAATGCTAAGATTGAAGCTAATAAAATAGAAGTAAACGAGTTGAAAGCACAAGTGCAATCGCACGAAGCTGAAACCGTTCTAGCTGAATTAATTAGCAAATCGGGCAAACAAGTATCTGACGAAGTAAAAGCTAAGTTAGAAAAGCGTGTCAAGTCCTATTTAGCCGATTCTGACGCAGAATCTAAAGCGGATCGGATGGAAGATATGAAGCTGTATGTAAACGCTTATGGTATCAAGTCTGATCAGTCTGCTAATACAAAAGAATTTGGGCGTGCTAATCTTGGCACCGAAAGCTCTATTGATCTTGAACATAAAATCGTTGCTAGAACTAACGAAATTATGGAAACAAAAAATTAAAAATTTCAGACTATGCTAACGCTTACGCAGAAGCATCTGAGCAAATTAAACTAGGAAAATAAAATGGCTTTTGAATTAAGCATAAAAAAATAGCATCATGGGGCGCTAAAGCTACTGAAGCTTTAACCGTTGGGCGTGGTGTAGTGATTGATTTTACAGCTCGCACCGCATCTTATCCAGCAGCTGCTGGTAATTTAGCGCATGGCGTTGTGGTTGTAAATGCAGCTAGTGGCGAAGATGTAGATGTGATCACAGACGGGTTTGTTCCCGTTAAGATTACAACAGCAACAAGTATAGTAGTGGGTTCATTACTTATGGTTGACACAGCAGGCGGATTCGTACTAGCTACGACTGGAGAAGTATCAATTGCGCAAGCACTTGTTGCACCAACAGCCAACGGTGAACTAATACTTGCAAAGCTAACCGCACCATACACACTAGCATAAAAGGAAAACAAAATGCCTAATATAGCACAATTCTCTTACAGCCCATCTCTTACTGATTACGGTATTAAAGCTGGCGTTGGCACTTTCGGAGGCGCTGTTGGCGTTGCTCCAGTTTTGCGTCAACTAAATTATAAAGGCGTTTATTTCGAAAGAGATAGACAGAAACTTGGAGCCGCTGACACTAAAAGAGCGCCAGGCGAATCTTACAAATACATGGAGCCATCAAAGGGCGAAATGAAGCCGTATGTGATGAGCGATTACGGTATAATTAAGCCAGTTCCAGAGGAATTTGTTTACGGTTACGGCGCTAATGACTTATTTGGCGAAAAAGCTAATGCAGGTTTAGAATCACTTATCGAAGTGCGTAACGCACACGCTAAAGCCGTTCGTGACGCAACTTGGGCAGCTACTGAAAGTGGTTTCAATGCTATTTACGGTGCTGCAAATGTGAATGTACCTGCTACTAAATGGAATGCTGCATCAAACACGATTGAAGCTAATATCGCTGCTGCAAAAGAGCGTGTTAGAATCAATTGCGGTTACGCAGCTAATGTTATTGCTATGCCACAAATTGTATTTGATGCTATCACAACAAACGCTTTATCTAGTGTTTACGATAGAATTAAATACACATCTTCTCAAAGCTTAACCAAAACTACTTTGGCAGCCTTGCTTGGCGTTGAGGAAATTATAGTGTTTGGCGAGTTAGCTAACTCAGCAAATGCTGGTGTTGCGGATGTTTGGGGCGATTTATTCACAGGCGATAGCGTACTAGTGTTTTATCGCAATGGCTTGCAAGTTCGTGATAAAATGAACTTAGCTCAGACGTTTTATTTTGGAACGCAAAACAGTCCGTTCATGAGTGTTGAAGAGCGTTTCAACACAGAAAATAAATCTTACGAAATGCGGGCTTCTGCATATTTCGAAGTTAAGCTAACGGCTGCAAGTGCTGGTCAAGTCTTATTTAACGTACTGACTTAATCATGTTAGTTGTAACGGGTAATAGATACAAAGTACAGACTCCCGTTTTTGTTAAAACTTTCGGGCAGGGTCAACCTCCCGAGGGTCTTAGCATTAAAATCGGAGATGACAAACTTTTTTTAAAGTGGGGCGCAACTTTTGAGGCTGACGTACAAATGACGGATATGAGCTTAGAAATAAGTAATACGTTGTATGTTCGGGGCGATATAGTTGAGCAATTACTTCAGGGCGAAAAGCCTACAATTAAATTAACAAAAAACGCTTCAAGCGGAGGCAATTAAAATGGCTAATAAATTTAGCGGTTTAAAATCAATTAGTTACGGAACTACGTCTAGTGTAGGCACTTCAATTGCAGGCGAAATGACACCAGATAGCACGATTGAGCCGACTGTCATAACAAACGACAGCACGCAATCGACTGTTTATGGTGGCGAAACATTAGCTTTCAACATTGGCTTCTATGACTTTGCGGGATATGCTGCACTAGATACAATCATGAGGGCAAATACTAAGCAGTTTATTGAGTTTACTTTTGTAGACGATTCAACAGAAACAAGCACCGAAGGGCATCCTATTCAAGTGCAAAAAGTTCTGCAAGCGGACAAGCGCACGGGTTTAAATACTTGGCGGTTAATGGGCACGTTCTCGACAGATGCGGCTACGCTTACAAGCGCTTAATTTATAGAGGTAGTTTTTTTGCTACCTCTATTACTTTTAAAAATTTAGTGAGTTAATGATGGGAAACAATGTTTTTTCTGGAATTTATCAAGCGTCTTTTTACAATCCTGCTGACGGAGTAACAGTTCAAGTTGGGGATATTAGTGTAGAAAATAGTACGCTAACATTTGAGCAAATCACAAATGATAGCACACAGTCTACCGTATTTGGTGGCGAAACGGTGACGCTAAACTTATCTTTTTTGATGATGATGGAATAGCAACATTGAAAGAGTGGGAAGAAGATGGCACGGAAGTACGAGCCGTAGCAGCTGGAGCGACAAACATTCAATGGTATGAAAGCGTTCCGATTTCGGTGCAAAAAAGTTTGAGAGCGGATAAAAGAACGGGCTTAAACTTTTTTACGGTTACGATGGTATTTGTTGGCGCTACGCCTGCTATTTATGCTAATCAGAATTTAATGGCTTTTCTAGGCGATGTGGATTCAGGCACTTTTCAATTTCCCGTATCAACTACAAATTTAACGTTATCGGCTGACGCAACTAGTACTGGTGGAAATTACGTTATTACATTGAATAACTTCGCAGGAACACAAGTTTCGACTGCTACAATAAGCATTGGAGCGACTGGAATATTGACTGTAACAGACTTAATCGAGGCGACTGTCTATAATGTGCTTTTTAATATATCAACGGCAACCGCAGAATTTCCCGTAGTATCGACAAATGGAGCGCTTAGTAACGGCAGTTCTTTCATGAGCTATTAAATGAGCTTAGTAAATCAAATAGCAGCTCGGCAAGTAGCTTGGGAATTTGGCAGCTCTGTACGAGTATTCAAAGTTCCTGAGCTAATTGTCACAGTCAAAGAAGATTCCCAAACGTTTGAAACGGCAAACGGGGAATATGGGGTCGATGTGATTGGCGTGTGGCTGTTCTTTGAAATTAGTACACAATACTTTAAAGAGCAAGTTTTGGGAGAAGCTAACACAGACCGCATTGATATAATGAACGCTTTGAAGGGGATTGCAACTATTTATTTCTACCCTGATTACGAAAATCAAACTGCAATAAAATACGCTGTAAAAACGGCAAACGGTAGCAGCACAATGCTAAAAACTACTAGGGGCTTATTCAAAGCTGAGCAGACAATAAAAATGAGAGCCGTAACTAGGCTCACTAACTATCCAGATTGGTTAAAATATAGGTAACAAATATGTTAGAACAGATTCAAGCACTAGCGAAAAGAAAAGATTTTAAGCCATTTAGCGACAAATCTATGATGCAAATAGTGAAGCCTATTCGTAGAAATGTGCGAATGTTAGCTACGATTTTAGCACATAGCGAAGGCGTACCGATTAAGCAAAGAGTGGAGTACGCAGCAATGGGTGGAATTAAACTACAAGATGGAGCTAACGAGCTAGATATTTTATACACAGAATTTGAATGTTTAGAAGAGCTTTCATTAATTCTTTTTGAGTTAAAGCGTGAAGATGTTTCCGATTTTGATTTTATGGATGAAGGGGAAGTAAACGCTGGGCTACAACTTTTTTTATGAAGCGGAAAGGGATTTAACCGAAGCCCTTTCTATTTTAGCTTATTTAGAAAATGCGCCTGATCCACCCGATCCGAAAGAAAAGGATGATTTTTATTGGTACAAGCAAGAACTAGACGATTTTAAAAATAACGCTTTAAATCATTTAGAAAATTTTGATAGATTAGCTTTGCTTGCTTCGAAAGATTTTAATTGATTATAGAATGTTATTAAATGAAGCAACATGCGTAGAAATTGCTAACTTATACTTGAAAAATATAATTCGTGGATAATGGCTACTAAAACCGTAAAATTTGACATTGAACTAGACGCAAGTGGCGCTATTAAAGGCGTTAAAGGGCTAGATGATCAAATCGAAAAACTTGACGATAGCATTAAAGACGTTGATAAATCGACGGGAAATTATCGTGATGCACAAGGCAGATTAAGAAATGAAAACGGCAAGTATATAAAAGATGCAAAAAGAGCCACAACAGCAAATGATGAGCTTGGCGGTTCTTTTGAGGGAATTGGAGCGAAGGGTTTCGCTTTTGCTAATATTATAAGTGAATATGCAGTAAGAGCTTTAGACGCTGTTATAGCTAGCATTGGTAGCGCTATTGAAATAGGCTCAGAATATCAAGCAAATTTAGCTGAGTTAAGCGCAATAACGGGAATAGCTGGCGAAGATTTAGACCGCTTAGGCGATACGGCAATTAGCGAAGCAGCGAGAACGGGCGTTGCTATATCTGACCAAATTGAAGCTTATAAGTTACTAGCATCAAATATTGATGTTTCTGTAATTGGTGGGGTTGCAGGGCTAGAAATGTTAGGAAAAGCTACTGTTCAATTAGCTCAAGCAAGTGGCGTAGACTTAGCAACGGCAGCTAATACCGTAGCTGGGGCGATTAATCAATTTGGACTAGAAGCAAGCCAAGCTAGTGACGTAGTAAATATTTTAGCAGCTGGTTCAAAATTTGGAGCAGCTTTTGTTGGCGACTTAGGCGAGTCTTTAAAAAATGTGGGAAGCATTGCAAGTATATCGGGGCTGTCTTTAGAAGATACAGTTGGTACGTTAGAAGTCTTATCGCAGCAGGTGATAAAAGGCGCTGAAGCAGGGACTGGCCTTAGGAATGTACTTTTAAGATTGCAAGCAGGAAGCGCTGAATTAGCTGAACTTGGTATAACTCCAGCAACTTTGAAAACGCAAGGGTTAGCAGCAACAATGGCATTGCTAGAGCCGATTATGGACGACACGCAACAAATGAATAAGATTTTCGGAGAGGGAGCGATAGTAGTAGCGTCGGCCTTAGCTCAAAATTCAGAGCAAATCGCAATAATGACTGAGCGGGTAACGGGAACGAAAACAGCGCTTGAACAAGCTATTATAAATTCAAAAACCTTTACTAACGCACAAGCTAGGATGTCTGAAACAATAGACGGACTTTTAGTAAAATCATTTTTAAAAATGGAGCCGTTTCTTGTTCGTTCAATGGAATTTTTTATAACATTAGCAGATAATGCTAGTACAATAATTCCAATTTTAACGGGCGTATCTTTGGGAATTGGCTTTTGTTGCCATCGCTTTCAATGCACAAGCTATTGCTGCATCAATAGCTGCTTTCGCTACTTCACGTTTTGGGCTTGCTTTGTCAGCAGCGCTGGGGCCTATATCATTAATTATTGGCGCATTAGGGTGGATTAATTGGTTACATAGGCATCTCAAGAGGGCGCTTTTTCGGGCTTTTAGGCGAAACTATATCTGGCTTTTTTCAGATGGCTAAAGGATTTTTTGCCAATTTTGTTGATACCGTTATTAATTATTGGAGCTTATTGGGTGAGATAATTATTAAGCCATTTGACTTACTTTTACGTTATTCAAAAGCGGGCTTTTAATAGTATAATT